TGAATAATTATGTAATATTAACACTAGATAAATACAATGAACTTTATGATAAGGCTAAAAAATATGACCAAGATTTTACTGCAGCCTCAAATAACGAAGTTGAGAAAAATAACAATGAAACAAATGTAGAAGAATTCAAAGTAGGAGATAAGGTTCAAGTACAAGACTTATTTAATGGATACGCAATTATCAATCAAATCTATAGTGATAAAACAGCACATGTTAATTTTATTAAAAATAACTACATAGATTGCCGTTATCCATTATCAGAATTAAAAAAAATTGAAGAAAGCGAGGATAAATAATTATGGTATTACCAAATGATTACGATAAAGTTGAAGCTAAAGAAGTTGGCGAATTTACAAGTTTAAGTTTAGGAGCACACATTTGCAAAATACTTGATGTTAGAGAATATAAAAGCGAGCAATCTGGAAATACATCATTACAAGTATGTGTCGATATTGCTGAGGGCGAAGAATTTGATGGATACTTTCAAAAACAATATGATGCAGATACAAGCGATAAAAAAAGATGGCCTAGTGCTGGTAAAAGATATCTATCATTAAAGCCAGAACAAACAGCATATTTAAAGGGATTTATTACAGCAGTTCAAAATTCAAATCCTAGTGCAAAGATTGTTGCCGATGCTGGTAAAGAACTTGATTTAGGACAATTTAAGGATAAAAAGATAGTAGGAGTATTTGGTTGGGAAGAGTACGAAAATGATAAGAAAGAGGTAAAGGTTGCAACTAAATTAACACAGTTTAGAAGTCTAGATAAATTAAATGAAATTCAAATACCTGATGTTAAATTGCTTAATGGTAAATATGTGTCAGTTGATGATTATGAGGAGTTTTATAGAGATAAAAGTAATAAATCAACTGGAACAAGAGAAGTAAGCGATCAAGAATTACATGATTTATTAGATGGTACTGGAATTGATTTGTAAGGAGGTAATTCCTTATGAGAGAAAGTTTTGTATTTTATAAAAGTTTTTATGAAGCAATAAAGAAAATTAAAGATAAAGCAACTAAAGCAGATATTTATGAGGCAATATGCGAATTAGGATTAAATAAAAATGTTATACCATTAACAAACGATGTTGGACAAATCATTATGGAACTTGTTAAGCCACAAATTGAAGCCAATACTGAAAGATATGAAAATGGTAAAAAAGGCGGTGCACCTAAAGGGAACCAAAATGCTAGAAAATATCAAAAAACAACCAATGGTTATTTTGAAAAACAACCTAATGAGAATGATAATGAGAATGTAAATGTAAATGATAATGAGAATGTGAGAGAGAAACCACACACACTTTCCCCCACACTCTCTGATATCGTTTCTTATGGATTATCTTTAGGAATAAACGAAAAATATTGTGAAAGATTTTATGATTACTATGAAAGCATAGGATGGATTAATGGTAATGGACTACCAATTAAAAATTGGAAACTTGTATTGAATAATTGGTATAAGAAGGATTTAGAAAATGGTAAGATTAAACAACCTAGTACAAGCAGGAGGCTAGACTAATGTTAGCAATTGATAGAGATAACAGAGAAGAAATAGAGAATGAATTTATGTCTTTGCTATTGAATAGGAACGAATTATTTGGAATAACACAGGTTAGGCCGCAGTATTTGATTAATCCTGGTAATGCTAAGATATTTGAATATGCTAAAGAGTGCTATGAGGAATATGGAATAGTTAATCCAGTTAAGATTGTAGAAAAACATAAAGATGCGAATATTCCATTGATGTGCGAATTGATATTTGAAACATTTCATTATGAGAATGCATGGAAGGAACAATTAAAAGTTGCCGAAGAAAGTATTGTTAAGTTTTATAAAGAAGATATCGTGAATGCATTGAATAAGAAGTTAGAGAAAAAAGAGATTAGTTATGATGTATTTATGAAGAAAATGAAAGAACTTGATGATATTGAATTGATTAAAGGTAGCACAACAATTAGTGTCGAGGAATTGAACGAGAATATTAACACTGAGAAGGTGCAAGTAAGATTAAATAACTTTAAGAAGTTAAATAACTACTTGAGATTAGTCCAAGGCGACTTTGTAATTATAGGTGCGACAACTGGTGCTGGTAAATCTGGATTCATGTTGAATATGATGAATGATTTTATGGATAGGTATCAATGTATTTACTTTAATATGGAAATGAGTAAGAGCACAATCTATAAAAGATTGATTTCGATTAAGGCAGATGTACCTATTGATGACATATTGCAACCTAAAAGCGAATATCAAGCCGAACATATTGAAGAAGCAAAAAAAGAAATCGAAGCTGCAAATATTATCGTGGAACATAAGGCTAATGATATTAAGCAAATTAAAAATGTATTAATGAAATATAAAGATAAGAATAAGCACACTGTATTATTTATCGACCATTTAGGATTAACTAGAGCGGATAATACAAAATCACTTTACGAGCAAGCAACTGAGGTTGCTAAACAACTAAGACAAATGTGTTTAGAGTATGATTGCACAATCATATCAGCAAGCCAATTAAATCGTGGAGCATATCAAAGTGATGAGTTGAGTTTATCAATGCTTAAAGATTCTGGCGAACTAGAAAACAGTGCAAGTAAGGTAATACTGCTTTATAGAAACAAAGATGATAAAACGAATGTTACACCAATTATCAAAATGAATGTTGATATTGTTAAAAATCGTGATGGTGTTACTGGTTATGTTGAGATGGACTACGATAAGACAAGACAAATATTCAAAGAGATAACACAATATTAGGAGTAAATTATGATAATAGAAATGGATACTAGAAATCAAAAGGATGAATATGTTACTGATTATTTAGATAGTCATGGGGTTAAATGGATAAGGAATAAACTATATTCTGGCGATGTTAAATTGGTTAATAGCACGAAGGTTATTATTGATCTAAAAAAAGATTTACTTGAGATGTGCGGCAATTTAACATCAATGAAAGAACACGAGAGAGTAAAAAGAGAAATTGAAAGAGCTAGAGAGATAGGATGCGAGAGATTTATATTTTTGATTAAAGAACAACGAATCGGAACAGTTGATGATGTTATTACCTGGAGTTCTAAAAGAACACGAGTTAAAGGTGAAACACTTATGAAGATTATGAATACTATGAAAGAACGATATAATGTCGAGTTCGTATTTACTAAAAAAGAATTGGCTGGAGCAACTATCTTAAGATTATTGGAGGAATAAATGAAATCACCTTATGAAACATTAAACTACTTTTATTTACATGGCATACCATTTTTACCACTTACTATTAGAGGTAAAGCAGTTAATTGTAGAATTGGTTTATCAAAGCAATTAGTATTTATACCTTCGATATATTTTGATGCACATACTGAAAATGGTATTAGGTTAAAAAATAATGTTAATTTAGAGTGGTTTTATAACAAGAGAGATACACAAAGAAAAATTGAATTATATAAAGAGGAGTTTTTAAATGAAAAAGAAAAAAGATAAATTTAGGATTAGTTGGTTGAAAAGGTTAGAAAACACATTGAATTATTATGATGTGCAATTTGATTATAAATTAATACCAGCATTGATAGTAATGTTTTGCTTATTAGCATTAGTTTGTTTTGCATTAGCATTCTTGGTATTAGGTGAGTAGGTGAATATGATGGATAAAGAAGCAAAAAAATTAAATTGGTTTGATAAATTAAGATTGAAAGCAATGATGCCGAATTTAAAAAAGTATAAAAGAAAATATTCTGATGGATTAAAGCCAGAAGATAATTATGTATTGATTAAAAGAACGGATTATGAATTAATACAAAAAATGGTTGATAGGCAAGATAACTATTTAGCTCAAATCAAAATGAATAATGAAGAAATTGGTAAATTAAGAGATACTAACGAAGATATGGTCGTTATGGTTAAAGATACTTTAAATCAATTAAAGCAAACGGAACAGGCACGAAAGAAAAATGCTTGTAAAATTGGTGGACTTACTACTAGCTTAAATAAAGAGAAAAATAAGACTAAGGAATTACTTAATACAGTTAACGAGTTAGAAGATACTATTAAATTGCAGCAACTAGAATCTGAAAAGAAAGATATGCAGATTAAGTTATTAAAAAATACTGGCAAACAAAAACAAATGGATGATTATAAGAAATTGCAAGAATTAAATCAAGACATTCAGAAACATAAAAGGAAATAACATGAATAATTTAAGAGAACATTTTGAAAATGAACTAAGAAAAGTTGAAAAAGAAATTGAGGAATTAAGAGAAGTCAATAAAACATCAGCAGCTAAACAAAAACGAGTTAGAGATATTAATTTGATTTTAGATGGAATAACAGCTAGAGAACAAATTGATAAATTAAGGCAAGAAAACAAAGATTTAAGAAAGCGATTAATGATGGAAGGAATTGATATTGATGAAAACATATAGATTTATTTATAAATATAAAGACTGGAATAGAACTACTAGCAAATTAGTAAGAGCCAAAAATTTAAAAGAAGCAAGAGAACTTTTTGAATATGAGTTGTCTGATTATAACATTGAACTAAAAGAAATAAAGTTGGTGAAATAATGACAGAACAAGAAATGTTAGATCAATTAAATAGTTTAATTAATGATAGAAAGAGCTTTTTAACTGATAATGGCGAAATGAATGAAGTTTTTATTAATGATATTGTTGCTTTAAATTTAATTATTAGTAAATATAAAGAACTTAAATCAAAATATGAGAGGAAAAGAATAGATTACGAAAATTTAATGTGTCTTTATGGTGATATTAATGAACGATGAAATAAAAGAAATATTAGATAATTTTAAGAAATATGAAGCAAGATACAAATTACATAATGAAACACAATTTATAATAACACATAGAGAAATAGAACCATTATTAGATTACATAACTAATTTACAACAAGAAAACAAAATTAAAGACACAAATTGGGAAAGCCTTAAATACTATTTAGAAAAATTATATTATAAAGATTATATAGAAGAAGCAATATCAGATGATATAGATAAAAAGATAAAAGAGTTAGAAAGTAAAGTTGAAATTAAAGGTTATCAAAAAGATATTAAAGCATTACAACAAGAAAATGAAAGATTAAAAGAAGAAAAGCAAAGACTTTTATATAATTTAGAAAAGGTGTGTGAAGAAGATGCCACAACAATTAATTGAAGATATGTATAACAAGTTATATCAAGAAAAAGAAGATTACAAATCTCGTTGTGAAAAAATAAATGAGATATTAAAAGAAAGCCCTGATTTCAATTATAGTAACGATTATATAATACTAAAAAGGAAAATAGAAGGAATATTACAAGGAGAAAACAATGAGTAGAGAAGAATTTATAGGCAAGTTACAAATGGTATATGTTGGTGATAGGAATGCTTTTAATGACATAGTATGTGCTTATGATAGTGTGTTAAGTGCTAATGAAAAAGCAATTGAATTTATAAAAGCAAATTGTAGTTATGATGAAGATACTAATATGTGTTGCGATGATTTATTTTGTGGTGATGTTGATGATTTATTAAACATATTACAAAATGGAGGCAATAAAAATGACAAATGAAAATATAATAAAAGAACTTATAATAACATCCGATGAATATGATGCACAAAAGAAAATTGAATTATTGAAATGGTTAGAAAATTTAATAAATGGAAGTGATAGTCAATGATAGGATATACATATTTTACTTCTTGGGGTAGTTATACAGTTTGGTATTTTGTTGGGAAGTGTACTACTTTTGGTGTTCGTTAGGAAGTGATAGTCAATGAGTGCTAAAGAGATGTTTGAAAAGTTAGGGTATGAATATGTTGAAACTAACAATTACATTGAATATAGTAAATATTATTATAAACATTGGATATTTAAAGACTATCAAAAACTTATATTTTTTAAATCACCGATTTGTAATTTAGATATATTTGATAAATATGGAACAACAATAAAACCAGGCTTATTACAAGCCATAAACAAACAAGTAGAAGAATTAGGATGGTTAGGAAGTGATGATAATGGCAACAATTGATTTAAAATTAAAAAGTTATGATGAATTACAATTTGAAATTATGAGATTAATTACTGATAATCATTTAAAGCAACAACAAATTGACCAATTAACTAACAATTGGAATGAGTTAGAAGAATTTTTAGAAAGTAATTGGATAGATACACAAGATATTTGGTATGTAAAAATAATTAATAAAATGAAAGAAATAAAAGGTAGAAAAGATGTATCGAATAACAATTAAAACAAAATATAACACAATAGTATTAGAAAGAGAAGAAACTAATACACCTGAGTTGCAAGAAATATATGACCAACCATACATTGTCGAAGTTAAAATTGACAAAATAGAAAAAGAAAAGAAATTAGTTAGGAGGAAAAAATAATGATGACTAGTTTTGTTTTAGGATTTATAATTGGATTCTTTCTATGTGCTTGTCTTAAAGTAGGTGGTAATAGTGATTAATAATCCATATGATCTATCAGATGAAGAAATCTGGGGCAAAGAACCTACATGGGAAGAACAGGAAATCGAGAGATTAAAAAAGAAAATCGAGGAATTAGAAAATAAACTAGAAGATAAGGAATGTTGCATAGAAATGGCACTTGAAAGAATAGACTATACAAACTTTATTCAAGTGGAAACAGTAGATAAATTATTTGCTTATTTAACTGAATTAAAGAACATACTTAAAAACGAAGGTAATATGAATGATAGCAATGTATGATTTAGAAGATAATTACATTACGAGTTTCGATAATTACAAGGAATGTGCTAATTATTTTGAGACAAGTGTAGCTGTAATACAAGATTATATATGTAGAAGTCAAAAAGGTACAATAGATAAAAAAAGAGATTTAGATGGTAGTTGGGTAAGACTATTTAAAATTGAGGAGGAAGAATATGAAAATAATTGATTTATTATGTTTAATAAGCAATGGCGAAGAAGTACCAAAAACAATTAAAATGAGAAAAGACATATATGAATATCAAGGCGATGATTATATGTGTAAAGTAAATAATAAAGAATATTGGCTATTTAGTGATGGTTATACAAAATATAATGATTGGTTTATTAACTTTCTTAATACTGAGGTAGAAATACTCGATGAAGAAGATGACAATGATATACCACTTATACCTGATGATGAATTATGGTCTATAAATGGAAAAAAAGGAATAATTGAAGATACAAATACATATAGCGAGATTTCAAGAGATACTGCTATAAATTACAATTTTAAAGTATTAAAAGAAAAAATAAATCAAGTAGTAGAAGAATTTAATGAATATAGAAAAGAGGAAAAGTAGAATGAAGAAATGTTTTGGAATTTTATTAATATTATTAGGAATAGCTTTGGGAGGATATTTAGCATTATACCTAATGCTATATGGAGGAATATGTCAAATTATTGATGGACTTAATCCAGTTATGGCAAAGGACATTGCACTTGGTGTAATTAGGATTTTATTTAGTGAACTTGGAATTATACCAGGTTATATATTAGGATATTTGGGGTTAATCTTAGCATTTGAAGACTAATTATTAGGGTTTTGGTTGAAATAAAAAGGGGAAAGGGGAA